AGAGTCTGTGACCGATAGTTTAACACTTGCTTTAGACATTGTTCGTTATTATGTGATATGGATAAATACCTCTTCACATGTTATACATGGAATTTGTATTTATGGTATTGCATCGTCATTGGGCCTTGTTGATAAGCTGTTTAAAGCTGTTGGTGAATTCTTTACATCCGAAGATGATGATGATACTAGCGGTGTTGAATCTGGTTCTGAATCTGAAGCTACATCAAGTAATACAATTGTTGACCGTGTTAAGTGGCTTTTTGAGGCTCTGCTTTCCGTGGATCCAAAGATTGTTGCTATGCCTCTTTCATTTATTATAATAGTCTTTTTTGGTATTAGGTTGAAAGGACAACATTTGACCAATCTTGGGAATGATTTTGTTAACTCTATGAAGAATGTCCATTTTATTGGTGCTGGTATGCTAGGTATGGGTAAAATATTTACTATGTTCTTTGATTCTATTAAATTTTGTTTTGAATGGGTTAGAGATAAATTGTTTAATAAACTACCTGAAGACGCTCAACAACAAGCGGATTTAGCTGACCTAATTAAGCGTTATACAGATTGGGCTATCCAAGTTAGTATATTAAGTGCTGATGAAAATGGACCAAAGAATATTAGTAGTAAAGTTATGCAGAAAATTGTTGAGGATCGTTTTAATGAAGGCTTAGAATTTTATCGGTTACATCTTGACGGTAAGTTGCCACGTCAATGTGCACAAGATTTCCCTTCCAACTGGAGATCTATGAAAATGTTACATAACTGCCTCTTGCGTGCTATATCTTGTCAAAATTTTAGAGTTACTCCTTTCCACTTACAACTTTATGGTGGAGCAGGCGTTGGAAAGTCTACCCTTATTAGGACTATAGTTAATGATATTGGACAGAAATTCTATCCAGACCAGACAAATTTAACTTATTCACAACCCCCTACCGAACAGTGTGATGGGTATGTAGGTCAACCAATTTGGATTGCCGATGATGCCCAAGCTGTTAATGATTGGAAGAATATTCTGCAGTTTATATTGTTTATATCAAATTGTCCCATTATGTTAATGATGTCAAATCTTGAAACAAAAGGGACAATGTTTACATCTGATTGGGTTATCTCAACAACTAATAACCCATATGTTGATATTGCGGGTATTTATAACCAGTCTGCTTGGCGTCGTCGTCGTCATTTCTTGATTGAAGTAACTTGTAATCAGAAAGTAATAGATCCTAATGATGGCAAATTTTCTATGCACTTATTTAATACTCATTACCCAGGCCAAGATTCACATGATTATCCTCATCTGAAATTTACGCTTATGGATCCCTTAAAACATGCAAAAATTGGTGAATTAACTATGCCTGATGGTGTGAAAGTGCCAGTGACAGATATGACTTATAAGGAAATGCTTACGAATTTGTGGGGTAGATATAATTCCCATGTCTACGCTGAAAGGGAATATATGGGTGATAGTAGTCGTAAAATTGAAATGCTGAAAACACAATTGAAGCAGTTTGATAAAGCATATGATTCATTAAAAGGTCGGAATGATATTTGGAAAAACTTATTTGAACAAAATTTTGAAGACCGATTTAAGACAATGCCCACTGAAGCCGGCCCATCTGGTGCGAGTCCAAGTAATTTTGAACCACCTAAAGAGGACGATAATATAGAAAAGTCCACTGCAGAAATGGCTGCTGATATATTAAATAACCCAAAAGTTGTTAGAAACTATATTACACAATTGAGTGAAACTATCGAAGAGATAATTAAAAGCAAGGATGTGGATGAAGTTTCATGGTTAGATGCCATTTGTGACTTGTGCGATATTATAGAAATTG